TGACCCTGCGGCCCTGCTCTTCGATTTCCTCGTCTGGCTGACCAATGATGACCGTCTTGATCGGGCCACCTGACGGGTAAAGCTCTGCAATGGCCTTGGCATTGAATTGCGTTGCCGCTTCAGCGATCAGGGGGTGAACAACGATGGACAGGCCACGGGTGGCCCTCTCGTCTTCGCCCTCGTCTAGCCCCCCGTCTGGGTCTAAGGTTTTGAGGCCAGCCTTGTAGCGTGTCTTCCACTCGTCCCGTGCGGCCTCATCGTTTTCGTAATACGATACAAGCTCCGCGCCCTTGGCCGATAGCTCCCGTGCGTCGATCTCTTCTGCGAGATTTGCATCAAAGCCGTTGTCGCTTTCTTCGATTACGTCAAGCTCTGGATCACCGATTAGCACGTCACCGTCTGGGAGGGTCTCTACCATCAGGTCATCTGCGGGTGCGCCTTCGGCAAACGGGATTACATTTGGATCAGCCATATAGAGTTATCCTTTGCGGTTCTTGATAATCGTCCTCGTCGGGGTCTTCTGTGTGGCCTAAGAACCATCCTTTTCTCAGTCTTAGCCATGCTTGGGTGCAAGTGTCAACGATATCATCATTTGGGTGAGCGGGGAAGGCGGCACATATTGAGATCAAATCTTCGGCCCATTTGCGCTTGGGATAGAATATTCTGCCGTCTTCCAACAGGGCAGATGCGGCGTGTGCGCGAGCTTCTTTATCACGGTCTGGGCTGTACGCCAGCACTGGCACCCCTGCCATGCGTAAGTCAGCGAGAAGGCTAGCTCCGCTGGCCTTTTTCTCTATCAAAACTGCGTCTGGCTCCCAGTCATCGTATGCCTCCTGCGCCAGCTTGCGTAGCTCTGGGTAGTTAACTTTATCGTACCACGCCTCCAGCACGATGGCGCAGTCGTATCCTTGGTACTTAAATACGCCCCAAGTCGTTCTGGCGCTGAAGCTGGAGCTTTCCTTTGTTTCAAAGGCTGTGTCCCAAGACTGAATTACATATTCGATATTTTCGGGGAGGTCTTCCTTTTCCCACGGCACCCACCAGCTTGACTTGAGGATACCGCCGCCCTTGGGGCTTGGCCGCTGCTGTAGCTGCCCTGCGGCTGCGTAGGAGCCAAGGCTGCGCTCTAGGGTGGTCAGGGTCTTCTCGTCCATCCTGTCAGGCCAGAGAAGCTCTCCCTCTTCTGTGCGTGGGTCTGTGAAGCCAAGGCTTGATCTGTTGGGCGTAGGGTGACCGATCTCATATCTGGCAGGCAGGCACAGGTGATCCCATTCGTTGCCTAGCTCATTGGCGAGAATATGGCCCGTGAGGTCTTGCTCATGCAGCCTTTGCATGATGATGACAAACGCGCCCGTCTGTGGATCGTTGAGGCGCGTCTGCATGGCCTGATCCCACCACTCCAGCACACCCTCCCTGACGGCGCTGCTGTCGGCCTCCACACTGTTGTGTGGGTCATCGATACAGATAATGTCACCACCATCACCAGTTAGCGCACCACCGACACTGGTGGCTATCCTGTAGCCTGTGTGATCATTTTCAAACCGCTGCTTCTGGTTTTGATCGTCGGTCAGCTTAAACTTGTCCCCGAAGTGCGCCTTGTACCACGGGCTATCGATTAGCCTTCGGCACTTGGTGCTATCCCTGATCGACAGGGAGGCGGCATACGACGCATAGAGGAACTTCTTGGATGGTTGTGTGGCCCAAGTCCACGCAGGCAGCGCCACGGCCACGCTAATTGATTTCATGTGTCGTGGCGGCACGTTGATGATTAGGCGCTTGATGCCTGTACCTTCGGCCACGGATTGGAGGTGATCACTGATGGCATCGATGTGCCAGTTGTTTTTGAAATCGACGCCCGGTTCAATCGTCGGCCAAGCTGCTTTCGTAAACTCCCTCAATGATCTGCGGTACTTCTCTGCCCTGACTTGCTCCAAGGTGAGATTGCTCAAAAGCTCGTTCAATTGCGCTGAGTTCATTTATACCAATCCTTGTGAGGTCGAGGGTTATTGTTTTTTCCTCTTGAATTTTTGTTTCTGATTTATCCACCCAGCCTGCGCGGTTCTTCAAATAGAAGATGATGGCGGTATTATCTTTTTTGACGGTGGCATTTTCGAAGAGCGCATTGGTCACATCACCAATACCTCTAGCCTCACCCTTTTTTATAGCATCCAAAAAGTCCACATTCTGCTCTTGAATTTCAAAGAATTTAGATCGTGATATACCAAGGTTAGCCGCACATTGCTCTCTAGTTAAGCCTTGCGCCATAAACTGTTCCGCTGATTTTATTACTTCTGGCGTGACCTCAAACCTTGGTCTACCCATAGGGTTTTTTGATTTTTTCTTTGCCATGATGCGGCCCTCCTTTAATTTTCATATAATGCAAAATTAAATTAAAAAAAAGGGTTGTCGTTCTTGTGATAAAAAAACCCCGACGAATCGGGGTTTGATGTCAACTCCCATTAATTGCGATTGATTAAAGGGAGAGCATTGCGATGGCGACAATTGCGACAATGACTGTGAAGGCAACGCCTGCGATAATCTCTTTCACCCAGCCGTCTGGCTTTGTGTTGTGTACGCTAACGTGGCCTCTCAGATTGATGGCGATGTATTGCCCTGACGCTGCGGCTTCTTCTCCTGCCTGCGTGTGAACCCACAGGTGTGGGCTTCCTGCACGTTTGGAACATTCTGGCTTTAGCCACTCTGGCATATCTTGGCTCCACTCGTAGCCTCTGAATTGCCAAGATTTAACGATCATAATTTATCCTCTCGTTCATCGAAATGGTGAGCCAGTCTGCGTAGCTCTGTTGCGGTTCCCTTGGTGATAACGCCTGTAAATAGTGGGCGTCGATCCTTTGCGTGTACGGCCTCTCCTGCGATTACTGCGTAGGTCGTATCGGTCAGTTCAAACGTCAGGTGATCCACTTTGAACTGCTCTCGTTTAATTGCCTGTCTGGTCAATGCATTCCCTCTTTTTTTATATTTCTGTGGATATCAAACAGCGCCTCCCCAGCACCGACCATAATTTCTGGGAACATATGATCTAGATCATATGAGTGTATGATTGTTGCGATTACTGCCATGACTTGAGTGTCGCTCATTTCGTCTGGCATTGCTTCCAAGATTTCGTTCAAGTCATTTGCTGTCATATTCTGTCCTGACGTTTTGATATGCCTTTCGCAACATTCCTCTGGCCTCTTCTAGCATTGTGAGTGCGTCATTGAGGTCTGGAAAGTCATCGGGCGTTATTTTGCACGACAACATATGTGAGATTGTCAGGTCAAGTTTTGATAAAATTTGACCCAACTCTTCGATGCGTTCTAGGCTCATAGCGTAAACCTTGATACGTTATGCGCCCAGAGGTTGAAGCTGCATTTGGATTGCTCTGGGCTTCCCCACACTTCTGCTTTGGCGATTTTGCCTTTACCGTGCATCCTAGCCAGATTGTTATTGATATCTTTATCTGTTGTGGCTGCATGGTCTGGGTTGTCTTCGCGGTATGCTGCTATAACTTCGGACGTGATGAGATATGTGTCTGCGGCTTTTAGCACTGCCTTTAGGTCTTCCGCTATTTGTTGCGGCGTTTGTTTTTGCCGCTCAATAATTTCGGTAAGGACGCCATGTTCTGGCTGCTCTGGGCTTTCCTCTGGCAGAATTTCTTTTAGCTTTACGCAACCGACTGCGCGGAACGGTATTGTTTGCGCCTTGTCTGGATGATTTGGCACGACTTCCATTAGCACTTGATCGCCCACGGATAGTTGTAGGAAACGTGCAAGGTTGTTGGTGATGAAGGTATTTTGGCCTTCTGTGTTTACAGCGAATGCGCTGTAGTGCTGGGTGATATTTGTGATTAACCCATGAATTTTTTGAAGTTCCATTGTTTTTTCCCATTGATTGATTTGACGAGGGGGCAGTTTTTACCGCCCCCTTTCGCATTACATTTCGTTGTAGAGTTTTTGCAGCTTATCGAATGCGTAGACTGCTTCTTCGCGGTTTTGCACAAATGGAAGAATTTCTTCGATTGCGAGTTCACGAATTTCTGCTTTGGTTTTACCTTTGCAGAGTTCTTTGACGCTTGGCTTCATTTTTTACCTCCTTTCTTTTTTTGATTGTGACTTACAGATAGAGATTTATTTTATATGTTCAAGAAGATTTTGCACTGTCTGTAAAGTTTATTTGATTGGTTCCCTTTTCTATTAATTCTTCCAGTGCTTCTGTCGCTGCTGGGATTGAAGATGGTTCGCATTGCGGCTTGATTGATGCGCCTAATTTCTTGGCGCACCTCTGTTAGCGTGTCGAGATCATCTTGGTTCATTTAATCCTCCTTATATTCTTTGAGACAGATGTCGGCAGCGTTTTTTTTATCGTCCATTGCTTCAATAACTTTTACCCAAGCCTCTGAACACATATCATGACTGCCACCCATGCGTTTTAAAAAGCAGACGTGCTTCATGTCGCGTAGGGTTTGCTCCTCTACCATCAGAGTGATTTCGACATACTTTGTCACTTCATCCTCCTCCTGAGTTCGTCTGAATATGTCATGCCCTGATCGGCATAGAAGTTTTCTTTTTCGGGGTTCCAGCCTTTCATGGCTTCCCGCGCATTGCGGCAATCATCGATAATGAATACGAGGGCGTGGTAGTCCACGCTCTTGGCGTGGTCTTCCCACTTTTTAAACTCTGCTGCAGTTGCGCCTGACATTGTGCTTTCTCCCTGTTTCTAAAATTATAAATAGATACATTTACGGATACATCAAGGGCCATCGTTAATTTATTTACTTTATTTTCTGCTTATTTATTGCAGATCAGTAAATGCAATAAATCGAACAGCCCTAAGTGCCTTGTTTATATATATAATATTATTATTATTATTATTATAT